CATGATCAACGGAATGTATGGAGCGAATACAGCACCTGCCTCTAGGAACTGCTTACCACGGAAACCTACTAAGATAGTATTTTCAGTCATGTAAGGGTTCTTATAAACAGTGTAGCGGCTATTGAAAGCACCAGATTTTTGTACACCGAATGCATATTCCATATCTTCAGTACCGCTAGCATTAGCAGCGAATCCTGGGATTGACTCTAAGATAGTTGATACTGTAGGAGATACTACCATGAAGTTAGCACCACCACGAAGAGTTAACTGGTGGATACGGTTGCTAATCTTGTTGATTTTAGTACCTAAAGTTTGGAACCAAGCACCTTGAGTGTTGAAGAATCCTAAAGATTGAGTTGGAGCTGAAGTTGCAGTAGCAGTAACGTTGTTAACAGCTGACCAGTACTCAGTGTTTGCAGCTGGAGCATCTTCAATTAACATATCAAGAATTTCAAGATCAATCTCTAAAGAGATGTACTCGCTCATGATGTTAGTTAATTCAGCTTCAGCATCTAAGTTTTGGTAAGCGTTCAAATCTTGTGCGAATTCAGGCGTCCATGCAGCTTTTAACTTTTTAGTCTTAGCAGTGATCGCTTGAGATTGCATAGAGATGTTAATCTCAGGAATTGCAGATCCAATGCTTCCACCAGATGGAGATAATGAGTTAGGAACTGCGTTTACGCTACCATCTTCAAAGTCACCACGAGCGTTGTCAGCAGTTGCTTTGTTGTAGAACAATATTGGAGTAATGTTACCAGCAGTAGCTTCAGCAGCACTTGCAGAGTAGTACATAGTAATAGTTGTTCCAGTTGAAGGAGCTACAGCGTAATTAGTGTAAGCAGCTAATAATTGGCCTGGGATCATTTGAACTCCAGTAGAACCAGAAGCTACGAATCCACGGATACCATCTAGATCAAATGATGCAGAAGTAGCACCGAATCCAGTAAGTGTCAATGTGTAGATACGACCAGCAACAACAGAAGATGATAAATCAGAGTTGTATCCTAAAGCAGCCCATTGAGTATCTTTTGCAGCAGTAGTTGATGCAGATACGAAACCTGAAGCAGTAGTTACAACCGCAGCAGAAGCTGAGAATTGGTTAGTAGAGTAAGTAAAACGACCAGCACCATACAAACCACCTACAGGATCTGGGGTAGCGAATGGGGTAGCACTAGAAGGATAAGAAGAATACAAGACCAGAAGGTAAGTTCATTGGTTGAACGCTAACGAATTCTTTCGCTGCGATTTGACCAAATACCTTACGTACTAATGGTAATGCGATTCCAGCCCAGTTCTCACCAGATGTGCCAGAGTTAAATGTAGCAGAGGTACCTGTTTGAGAGCTCTCAACTACTAATTGCTTTGCTTGGTTTTCCAACATCAAAGCCATGTTGTTTTTGTTTACGTCTTCGCCTAAACCTTCTAAAAGACCGGTTTTAGACCATTTGTTTGCTAATTTAGCAGCATCACCTTGTAGTGATCTCCATGGGTTAGCAGACTCGACTAATGTTTGAATTGTTTCCATTTTTTTTAAATCGAATTGGTTATTATTAATTTTATTTTCTTAAACCAGCTAATCTCTGCATACGAGCAAATGCATCGTTTACTTCAATAATTGGTTGTTTTGGGGTAGCAGGTGCGATGCTTCTAGAAGCCGATCCTAATGATTCTTTAATTGCTGCTTTCTTGTTTGTTGTTTTGAAAGATTCAGCTAATGTTTCGAATACTAGTTTAACTTCTTTTACAGTTTCTGCTTTGTCAAATGTGTTTAAAACCTTTACTTTTTCAGATTCGGTAAGATTCTTTGCTTTGAAGATTTTGTTAGTGTAAAGAAGTTTAGCGTTTAATAGATTAACTTCATTAAGTTCGTTTCTTAACTCATTGATAGTGTCTTCCATTTCTTTAACGTCAGCTGTTTCTTTTATTCCAAGGATACCTTTAGACTTATTTTTTACCCATTCAGCGGCACCAGCTAAATCATCTCCGTATCTTTGTAAAGCAGCTTTGGCATTAGTTGTAAGTTCTTCTCTTTGTTTTTTATCTAAAGAACTCCAAGCTAAAGCAGCAACTCCAGCAGCTAGACCTAAAGCAACTCCACCACCCTGAGTTCCAGTAACATACTCGTCAGCAGGAATGTCAGCTCCTTCTTCTACTTCTTTTTTCTCTTCACCTAAGATTTCAGCTAAGATTTCGTCGATTTTGATTTCATCTTCGTCTTCGATTTCTTCTTCACCGTCTTCCATGTCTATGTCCATATCCATGTCTTCCATGTCACCCATGTCTTCCATGTCGTCCATATCCATTTCTTCTTCTGATTCTTCACCAGCCATAAGCTTACCAGATGCGATCATGTCGTCAATAACTGATGTTACTAATTCTTCGATGTCTTCGTCAGACATGTCTTCTAACACTAGATCTTCATCTAAGTTTTCATACATACCTTCATCTTTCATTTCAGAATCATCTTCAGCCTTTCCTAACTCAGCTAAAATATCTTCTAAGCTAAATTCCTCGTCTGAATAATCATTTTCTTCTACTCTTTCTTCTTCATCCATCTCGTTCAACCTTTCAGCAAACATTGCTGTAAGTTGTGGAGCGAATGCTTCCTCAAGAGCAGCTTTTGCACTCGCGATAGCAGTTTCCTTAATGGTCTTAGCTTCAGCGATTGCTTCTTTGAGCATTTCTCTGTTCATTTTGTCCTCAATTAAATTGTTTTGGAAATACGTTTAATATAGAAACGTAATAGATTTGTTATAATAAATGCTATATAGAAGATAGCATATTTGAGCATACATATATATAGAAATATGTAAAGTCGCATTTATGTATAGAAAAAAAAGAAACCCTACATTTCTGTAGGGTCGGTCCTAAAATACTATTATAGGAGGGGGTCACATAAATGCTTTTTCAAATGCTTTTTCTTGGGCTAGTGCTTGATACTCAGATGTATCATTAAGCATTTCTAATTCATCATCAGTTAATTCAGCACCATCCTCCCACTCAGCATATGAAATATATGCATCTACAAATTCAGGAGCATCACGCATATCTATTCCATCTATTTCGATGCTACTGTCGTCTATACCAAGTTGGTCCATTTTTTTACCAAATGCTGCATAACGAAGCGTTGGGTTTCGGTTTACTTTAATTTCTTGGATTACTATTTTTTGGATTAGTTGTTTTAACTTATTTTTATCCATAGTATTAGAATATAGGGCAAGATCCATTAGCACAAAGTATATCTGTGATAATTGAGTTTACTTTTTGGTACTTGTTATACTGTTGGGGTGTTTTAGACTCATTCATTACACCTAATTCTTTCATATACGAACCAGGATTTGAAGGTGTAGAGACGAAATCCCAACATAATAATTCAAAATCGTCTTGTACTTCCATTAATTCACCCATTTGTTTTAATGAGCCCATACCACGTGATGATACACCTACTGGTATTTTGTTTTCAAACAACGATGTTAAAATGTTACCAGATGGAGTAGGTAATAATTCAATTATACCCATTACGTTATCTCCTTCCCAAAATATTTTCTTAATATTATGAGAAACATTTTTTAAATTGATAATAGATGAGTCTGGGTGGTCTAGTTCGCCTAATGCTCTATTAGCATTAACATTTTCCATGTACTTGTCTATTTCACGCTCCCATAAGTCTCTTGAGTAGTAGCGACCATTGCCGTTTTTTACCTCAGCTGTAGCTAAAATACCTTTAACAAGTAAATTTCCTGTTTCACTTTTTCCTTCAGTGAGTGATACCGGGCTAGCGGCAAATGCTCTTGTTTCTATTAATACTTGTTTCATGCTTTTAAATCAAATTTAACTATATATCGTACTGTGTCTGATAGTGTGTTGTAGCTTTCGGTTATTTTTTCTAGCCCATCAGTGTATTCTTCTAGTTGGTTAGATACATCTGTTAATTTATAATCTAGATTTTCTAATTCATCAAACATTTTTTCGTCCTCAGGACTTAGTTGTTCACTTTTTGAATATATTTCATTATATTCTCGAATATGTTCGCTTACATCATCTTTAAAATTTTCTATTGTAGCTAATTCTTTCTTAACTACTTCAGTAAAATTTGTTAACATGTTAGCCATGTTTTGATACCCAGTATCCTTTTCAAGTATTTCAACTAATTGTTTTCTCCAACCAGTCATCTTAATAGGTAACTCAGATATGTAATTATCCACACCAGAAAGTAAATCATTTGGATCATCAAACATTTTAGCTTCTAATATAGCCTTATATTCTTCTTTAATTAATTTTAATAAATCAGATTTTTTCATATTAGTTTCTTGGGTGGTAAGAAAAATCTCCTTTTCGTATTCTTTCTAGTATATCGTATTGTTTTGGGGTAGCTTTGTTACCTCGTTTTTTAACCGAATCAATTACAGATTGAAAGTATTTTCTACTAGATGGAGATATGCCGTTACTTATGTTAAGTACTTGTTGGTAATAATCAATATTACTAACTTCTTTATCTTCAAATAGTAGATCTACTAGCTTAATCATTATTTTTTCTTCTTAGCTTCATGAAGCACACTAGAGTCTACTTTAGCTAAAACATGTTTTACAGCATCGCCTACTCCACCTTCTGGTTTAGTATGGTCAAAGAATTTATCGATGATGTTTTGCATATTTTTTTCAGCAAATTCTAGATAATATTCTACATTTACATCTGGTTCACCATACTTAGCAGCGTGGTGTTTGTTTTTACCGTGTATGTTACTTTTTATTTTACTAAGTAATCTAGTGCTAAACTCTTCCTCATCAGCATATGCCTTTGGGTCTTGTTGAAGTTCGTCTAATACTTCTTTAATTAAAAGATGAATTTGAGAACGTAATACCGATTCTTTTAGATCTTTAGTTTTTGGTATATCACCATATCCTGATGATGCAAATTTACCTTTAGGTTCTTTTGGTTCGCCTAATCCTGGGGCTTCAGTAGTATATCCTAATCCTTTAACTCCAAATTGTCCGTTTTTAAGGTAGTATTGTTTGTCTTTAGCTAAGTTTTTAGCAACAATAGCTCTTAATTCTTCAACATCTTTATCAGCATTAGCTGGGTCTTTCATTTCTGTGTAGTATCCATCTAAAAATTCTTGACCAAACAAGTTGTCATAGTTTTTATCATCTTTGTAATCAAAGTTATGTTTTTGATTATCTAATACTTCTTTAGATGGTTCTTTTTCTTTAGCTTCTTTAAGACCACGACGATAGTTAGGTAAAGTGTGTTTAGCATCTTCTTCTTCTTCGTGACGTTTGATCATTTCATCATATTCGCCATCTTCTTCTTCATCTTCTCCTTCTTTTAAACCAGGTATATCAGCCATCATCATAGCTAAAGTTTGGGTAGCTTGAGTGTCTCCTTTTTCAGCCTTAGCCATTATATCTTTTAGTTTTTGGATTTTTTCTTCCTCACTATTTTCTTTAAGCTTATTCATATTCTCATTAAAGATAGAATGCCAATCTTGTTTTTTACCAGATGTAACTAATCCACCAATACCTTCACTTATGATACTTCTATTTTTAAGGATAGCAACTGTATCCTCAAATGTGTTAACAGGTGATAACATATCTGGGAATAGACGATATGCTGATTTTAGGAAATAGGCTTTATTTCCTTTACCTTCTTTAATAAGGTTATATTGTGATTGTAGTGTTTGTTCCATGTTTTATTTTGTAAAAAAGTCTATTAAGTCGTTTAAAAGTTCAATTGCTAAGTCTGTGCTATAGTTTGATCTAAATTGAGGATCTTTTCGGTATGTGTTTATATCATCCTTTTTAGCATCCCCTACTAGTTGAATAAGTTCTTTTAATTTGCTAGATATAGTATTATAATCACCCATATGACCAGCAATGTATTTTTTTAATTTCTCATCATCTGTGGGTAGGGCGGAAATGTATGATTCAAGATCAAATGCAGTTTGTTCTTCCCACAATTGTTTTTGGTCAAAAGCTTTAGATTTTGTAGGTTTAACAAGTTTATACCCTAATTTATCTACATAATAATTTTTAGCTTTACCAGCTACAGGCATAGAGTAATTTTCTCCACCATCACCTGGATTAAAAGAAGCACCAGTGCCTGTAGCATTTTCTTCTTCTAGGCGTTTTTTAATTATATCTCGTATTCTGTCTAGTTTGCTCATTTAGCTATTGTTTCTAATTCCTCAACTAATTGATAATATTGTAACAAGTTTACTAAATTGTCGTCTGATGCCTTATCATTTTTGCTTAATGGTGATAACATATTAATCACTTCATTAATTTTGATCTGCACAGCCTTATCAGTGACAGAAGCATTTAATCTAGCTAGATATGTTTTAATTTCATTTACTTTACCATTGTAAAACTCCTTTAATTTGGGGGTATTATCAACACTGTTAATAAATTCTTTTAAAACTGATTTTTGGTTCTCATTTAGATTAGCATACTTATTATTGAATTTTTCAAGTAATACTTTGTATGTTAACATACGAATATCTTTATCTTGATTTCTAAATTCTTCTAATGTACTATTTTGAACACCTTGTTTATCAATAGTTGATTGAGTTAAATGTTCTAAAAGAGCTGTTTTATTCTCAATAATTTGATTTGGATTTGACAAATTTTCACTGTTGTATACTTCTAATAAAGTATACAATGCAGCCTGTGCCTTATAATTAGGTAACTTTGTTTTGAAAAATTCTTCAACATTGTAGTTAGCCTTAATTTCCTTAATCAAATTATATTTTTGTCTTTTAAGGGCTGAGCGGTTTAGTTGTTTTGAGCTTTCGATTAGGGTAGTAACCACCATATCGGCCTTAGCCTCACTAACGTTTACGTACTTAAATAGGTTCTCGTATAACTTATACTCTCGTCCTAATTCAGTTTTAGTAAAATATTTCTTTAAAATATTTGCTGCTTTTGATTCAGTACCTGATAAGGTGTCCGCTGTAATTTGTCTTACAAGAAGTTCAAAGAGGATGCCTGTATTTTTGTACTTTGAATGTTTAATAGTCATTCTATGAGTATATTTTTATCTATAAATATATGAAGGTTTTTTATTCTCGTATTTGGGATTCATCTAATAGCGAGGAATCATCTTTCTTCATTGAAAGCTTTTTATCTAAAGATTCAATAAGTGATTTATTTTTCAACGTAGTTTCTAATGCTAGTGGTGAACCGCCTTTAAAGTTATTTCTTAATGATTTATCTTCACCAGTATCATCACCATTTTTCATACCTACATTACCTAATCTATCTTTACCAAATATATTATCTTGGGTACCAATATTGGATACTTTTTCTTTAGGGCGACCTAAGGTTAAATCTTCATCATATCCATCAGGTACTTCGCCATACCTACTAGCACCATATAGTGCTGCTAAATCGTGAGGTGTACCGTATGATTTACCTGATTCTAATGGGTCGTTGCCTTCGTTTTCAATTTGTTTTAATCTAAAGATACGTTTTTGGTCTTCAGCGATCAAATCACGATACTCATCAAATTGATCTTGGCTTAAGTGGAATATATTATCATAAACCCAATCAGTAGGTAATATTTTAGTCTCAATAATATTACGAGCTAAATCTACTTTTTCCTTCATTAATGCTATTCTTTCTTGATCATATATGATAGAAGGAGTAGTTAAGTCTAATTCAAAGTTTGTTAAGCCTTCGTTTCTATATCCTTGAGTATATAAATGAACTAACGCTATTTTATTTAATTCTGATAGAATGATACGTTGGATACGATCAATTGTACGAGCGAAACGAATATCTTCTGCTGCTAAAGTTGCTTTACCAGTTAAGTCTTTTTCATAACCCATAAACGCTTTAGGTACTTTTAAAGCAGCAAATAACTTATCTCTTAAGTATGCTACGTCTTCAATACCATTATAATCCATTCCTTTAGTAGGTTCAATCTTAGTAGATGAATCATTACCTCTAACTGGTATGTAAAAGTCTTCCAACATATTCTGTTGGTTATATTTTAAATTATACTCACCTGTTTGAGGATCAACTAATGGAGTTTTCTTCATTGTGTTGATAGTCTTCTGCATGAAGTTTTCTACTTCATTTGGAGGAATAGAACCAACATTAATATAGAAAATACGTTTTTCTGGGGCGCGACAAATACGATGGATTAACATTGCATCTTCCATCAAAATATATTGCTTAAACAACTTACGTGCTGGTTCTAAGTAAGAGCGGCCATAGGGTAAATAGTTCACATCAGTAATTAATCTGAAATGAGCCATTTCATAGTTGTCAAAGTATACCTTGTTGTCTTGTTTGTTAGAAGAATAGTTACCTTGTCCTGTTACCCCATAGTACCCGGTTCCTCCTGAGTATCCATCAGCACTAAATGCAAATCTTACCTCAGATGGTTTTTTAGGATCGTAGTTTTCTTCACGTGCAATGTGGTAAGCAGTATAAGGTATAACATTATACACACCGAATTTTTCTGCTATTTCTAATTTTAAGAAAAAATCACCATACTTACACATTTGGCGAATCCAAGACCATAAATTAAATTCAATGTTTAGTACATCATAAAATAAGTTGTATAATATTTTTTGTATATCTTCGTCGCTACTTCTAATTTGAAGTACCTCACCCATATCGTTCTTGAGAGTACATTCATCTGCGATTATATCCAAAGCAGACGCGATAATAGCGTCAGTATCCATAGCATCATAATCCGAATAGATTTGAGTACGTAGATATCTCCAGTTAAGATTTAATTGAGCACCGTATAAAGAGGTACTATTATTAGAGTAAATACGACTGTATCTATCTATAAGCGAATTAGTTTGGTATTCACCAGTTGTTTGAATGCTATTAACATCCATTACTTTTAATTCATTGCCTCCAGCGTTTCGGATTATTACATCAGTTGAAAATAATCTTTGTAGTCTGGGGAATAGACCTTTATCTGCCATTTTATATTAAATTATGTATATAAATATTATAGTAACCAGCTTATGTCCTCAGGTCCTTGACCAAAGTCCATATTGTACGGATTGTTGTATTTATTAGCAACATATGCTCCTTGTTGGTTAGGTTTAACACTAACAATGTTACTAAGCATTGCGCGGGTTAGATCCATTCCTTGTGTTTTAAATTTAAGGGCTGTGTCTCTAACATACATTGCAATGCCAAAACTCATTACTAGATCATCGTTGTATCCTGATTGTGCTTCTGCTCTTCCATTTTTCCACACAAACACTTTCATTTCTTCAACTAATCTTTTAGATTGTATTACTACACTCTTGTCGCCAATATACTCACGAAATTTATTAATGACAAGGGGTCTTGATTTTAAAGACATAGTAAAGCCGGGTGTCATTTTAGATGGGTCTTCAAACTTATCTAGATATGAATCAGCATTTATTGTTTCACTTTTAGGTGAATAATATAAATTTCTATATCCTCGTTCTTGAACGGCATCAATTGTTGACCATCCTATATTTGCATTTTCTACTACTAATAGTGCTTCATTATATTCAGTTGCTATACCTACTAGAAAATAACCAAATTCTTTGGGTGATAATTGTCCTTTATATTCACCTACTTGAGTATTGGTTTCAACATCTATAATATGGAATGCGGAAAAGTCTTTACCATCACCACGAGCAACGTCGGCTATTACCATGTAACTGCGGGTATAATCGGCTGGTTCCCATATCCACAGGTTTTGGTCGGCACCTCGTCTTTCTAATGGTTCTTTAACGTATGTTGAAGTAATAAAATCAATATATTCAGGGTAGAATACAACGTCACCTGAAGTGTTAAAGTCGCAGTCACATTCTTGTGCTGCCATTCTAGGATCACCTAATAATTCATCTTGTCGTTTTCTCCAAGTCTCATCTCGTTCAGGATGAACATACCATGGTAGTTTAATAGGTAAGAATTGGTTCTCGCCTGATTCGGCTTTGACCCATGTTTGGTGAAACCAATTACCCGTACCATATGGGGTAGATAATACAATTGCACCTCCTTCAGCTGTGATTTTTAACCAAGAAGGTAAGTTTTCAAACATGAATTTAACTTTCGTTACCATGTTTTTAGCTGTTTCTTGCTTAGTTGCTATACATAAGATGTTTTTATCTTTTTGAAACAGCATTAACCACAATGAGTAACCTGCTACTAATGTAGATATACCTAACTGTCTTGATTTAAGTATTATATCGTATGGATTATCTCTCCATAGATGTAATACTTTTTCTTGAAATGGGTATAGGTTGAAAATAATTCGGCCACGTTGCGGGTGCTGGATGTGGCAGTATTTTTTCATGAAGTGTGCTGGGTCTTGAGCACACTTAAGATATTCCTCTCGGATTATTTGTTTTAAATCTTGAGCCATAACCTTTTAAAAAATTAGATTTTAATTACTCCCCCGTCTGGGTCAGTTTTGACAGCGTTTTTTGTATCTGTTTGTACTTTAGCAGGTAATTTTTTAAAATCTGAGTCTTTTTCTAGGTCTTTGATTGTTGCGGTTTTAGAAGCAGAATCAACTCCATAAGGTCTTGGGTCGTTATTTTCATCTAATAATTCAGTAATAATTTCCTCTATTTTTGATTTTAATTCAGATCGTTTCATTATGTAGGTTTATGTATAAATATCAAAGACCCATATAAGATTTAATCTGTTCGATTCTTTGCTCTGTTGTACCCGAAATAATACCTATACTTTTAATGTGGTGTAGATTCTCAAATATAGTATTTTTAATAGCCATATCAATTAATTTACGGTACTCAGCATCTGTTTCTCTAACACCATTATCTTCAATGTCTACACCAGCAGGTGATACATAAAATATATAGTCATAATCCCAAATAAATGGAGCAGCATATTTAGTAAATGCTACTTTATCTTCATTACAAATTGACTCAGCACATTTAGCAAATGACATTACATCAATAACTGTTCTATCAGTAATAACATTTTCTCTCATTAATTCAGAACAACGTTCAGCTAAGAATATTGTTTGTCCTTTTAATGTACTATCAGTGTTTAATGGAATACCTAAATCACGTAAATATTTGCTACGTTCAGTAGCAAAATAATAATCTTTAAATTCAGGTAATTCCTTTAATGCATTTACTAATGTAGACTTACCTACACTCATTGTTCCGCAAAATCCTATTTTCATAATACTATCTTTTTTTCGTGTCCTACTATAATTGTAGGATCAATATACGACTTATATCCTTTCTGCCTAGCTTTTTCTTGGAAAGTGAAATCTTCCCATTGGTCAGGATCAATTGGTTCAAACGGATCTATTATGTAATCTAATACCTCACGTTTAACTAGCATAAATCCCATTCCATTCGCCTTAACCTCAATTAAATCTGTTTGGCCTTCAATATCATTAGTAGTCAATGTTCGACCATCTAACCCACAACACGCAAATATATCTGGTGTTTTCTTATATATTCCTGATACTATAGGTAGATTATGGTTTACTAGTTTTTCAAGCATACTAAAATTAAATACTTGGTCACTATCAATCCACATATAGTGAGTTGGTCTTAGCATCTTGGCTCGATCAAGTAGTGCTTGTCTATTATAGAATACATTTGGAACATACCCAGTAATGTGAAACCAATCCCATTTATTAGGGATTGACTTCAACATACTTGTCCAACTATTTAGAAATTTTTCTGAGAACTCCCGCCCTGGGAGGATAAAACCTATTTTCATTTAAAATCTTGATTTAGCAACACCTGACTTGTACCATGGTAAGCCCACACCATCTTTTCTAGCTTTTTTCCAGCTGTCTTTAGTGTGTAAAGTGCCATTAATATAATACTCTTCTGTACCCTCAGGTGTAATTAATGCTGGTCCTTCCCAGTTATGTAGCTTACCATCTTTAATGTGGCGAATTGTTCCATCGGGTGATGTAATTTTTTTAGTTTGAAACGTTGGATCTATTCCCATATTTTTATTTTATTAATGATTCTGCTACATAAATTCCTTGTGCTCCACTTACTGTAATACCACGAGCCGATAAAGCATCTCCTACAAAGTGCACGTTAGGGTAATCATTTAACGCTAAGTTTTTATAGTCTACTAATGGCTCAGGACTTAAATACTTTACTTCAGGGATATACATTCCATAATCATCACCAAATTCAAATACTTTATTCATTTGGTCGATAAAGTTAACAATATGTTCAAAATATCCTTCAAACGCCTCCATTACTCCTATTAAATTTAACCAACTAATAGGTACAGCAGATACTTCATTCCCTTCAGATGTTAAACTAGGTTGTCTAGTATAACCTGGTGAGTAAAATAATCCTTTACCATTAACTTGGCATTTTTCAACTACATTTCTTGACCATTCAAATGGATTTTCAATACCTTTGATTTCCATTAGAATACCAAAATTGGTCATATCATTTCTAAATTCTTCACCTTTTTTAGCATGACCATTATAACTAATATCACCATATGTTTCTTCTACTGCTACATAAGCGGCATTATTATTAGTGCAGAATGAGCGTAATGATACATTATCAAACTTTTGATATAGTTTAAAATCATAACTAACATCGATTAGTTTCTGGAAGTATTTTTGTGGTGCTTCAAAACGTACTCCAATTTGAACTGATTTTGGTTCTGTTGGTAGGTTATAGCAGTCTGCTAATTGTTTACCAAAATCGATGCCTGACTTACCTACAGCAAAAATAAGAGTATCATATTTTAATGTAGCATTATGTGTATAGATTTTATTGTTTTTAAAATCAATATCGTCTACTTCAGTTTTCCATTCAAATTTAACACCTTTATCAACTAAATATGAATACCATGCTTTAGCAATCTCATGTAGATAATTTGAACCAATATGCCATACTGGGAATAAACGTAATCCGAAATATGGTTTAATGAAATCAGGTTCTGCTTGTGGGTCAGAACAAAATATTTCCTCTGGTTTAGGGTGGAAACGTCTAAAGTTACTAATAACTTGATCCATCAATTCCATTGCTTTGTCTTCACCACAATACTTAGATAATACACCTCCAATCGCAGTATGGTATGTTAATTTACCATCACTCCATCCACCAGCACCTAACATGCCAGTCATTACCTCTTCAGGTAAACGATTATGGGGATCATTTCCTTTGTCTATAATGGTGATCAATTCACCTGGGTAGCCGTTGTCGACTAATTTGGTTGCAGCATTTATACCTGCTACTCCTGCACCTATAATTACTATTTTCTTGTTCATGTTGTAAATATAATAAAAAAAGCTGTAGCTTCCAAAATGGAGCCACAGCTTCCTAATAATTTTTTTGTTAAGTCGACAGGCTATGAATCTGTCTATATGTTATTTATTTTTAACTTTGTACATTGTATTTACTACTAGTGTCTTTTGTTTTTAAGTCTTCAATGCTATTAATACCAGCATTAGGTTTAAATTTATAATACTGCCCCATAGGTAATTTTAGAGGTATATCATCTATTTTTAATTCTTTTTTAAGGGCACTAATTTGAGGATGTTCTGATGATACCATAAACACTCGGTTTCCAGAAGCGTCTTTAACAGTCTTAAAGTATTTTGGGTCTACAGTAGTAAATATAAAAGGTTTTTTAATTTGAGTACTAGCTTTGGTTGTAGTTGCTCCACTTAATGGAAGCAATATAGTAGCATAAAACATTATGTTTTTAGTGTCTGGGAGATGTTGTTTGATGAATGCAAAATCTTTACCATATTGTGTATTGTCATCTACAAACAGCATATTTTCTCTTGCTATTATCTTTTCTAGTTCATACTTAGGTTTAAAATAATCTCTTACCTTAGTAAGGTACCCTGAGCTTTTGATTTTGCCTTTTTCTTCATACCACATTTTTTGGGCGGTAGATTGTACTAATTTTAATAACTCAGGAGTTTTAATTAATTCCTTGTAGTTATCTACCAACATGTTTTCCCATGATGGAAATGTTTTTTTATTTAAAGGTAAAACCTCTACATCCGGGTATTCTTTTTGTATTACTTTTGCTATAAATTCAGCTAACCCTTTAGATGATCCTAAATAATAAACCACATCCGGGGTAAAGTTTTGCTTAAATAGTGATTTTAAAGATGTTCGTATTGTTTCTTCTAATTTAGATTGATCAATTGACGAGTCTAGTGCTTTAAGTTTATCAGCTACATCTTTAATTTCTTCTGGGTTTTCGTATTTGGGGTTATATTCAAAAGTATAGTTTACAGTATTACCTTTTCTAACAGCATTGTAATCGGCTGTAAGAAGTAAGTCGTCAGGGTTATTATAAGGATGTACACTTATTTTACCATTACGTTGACTTACTCCTTCAACTATATTTTTTAATATACTAATTAATTTCATACTTATAAATATTAAAAAAGGCTCACTATTGTGAGCCTAATTTAAAATATATTTTTGGGTATTATTTAATGATACCAGCTAATTTTTGCATTTTGATAAATGATTCGTTTAACACTTCCTCATCTTTCTTAACTACCTTTTTAGCGTCTTTTCCTTTTCTAGAGCGAGTTTCTTCTAATTCTATCTCACTAGTAATATTTAATTCTTCAACAGATGCTTCGTCTGCGGGTAATTCACCGTCAGATACTACTTCAGCTTTAGGCTCAGATTTTGAAGTAAGTTTACTTAATTGTTTTTGCAATTTGGTTAAATTTCTCTCTAGTGCTTTAACTTCACCGCCTAATTCTTTAACTTTACCCTTATCAAGCATGTCATGGTATGCCTCATCTAAGCCATCCATATTCATTTTCTTCTTACGAAGTTCGATTGCTTCTTGAGTTGCAGTTATTTTAGCATTTAAAGCTGCTTTGTTTCCTGCTTCATCAATTCCTCTAATATAATCGTTAATTGATTCACGTATAAGTGAGCGTAAATTTTCTACTTTCATTGGTTTGTATTTTATTATAAATATATGTGTTTTATTCTACGTCGTATTCGTTTCCACCTATTTTTAAATGAGTGATAGTATTTATGTTTATCATACGATATCCTCTGGTTTTATCAGGGGCTTGCATGTCACGTACTGGTATTAGTCCTTTAGATTCAGCATCATATGCTAATTGGCCTCCCTTTAAATACACTTCAACACCTAGACGAGCATTCATTACTCTTACACTTCCATCTTTTTTAATAAAAGTAACAGTAAAAAATTTACCATAGTCTGGGTTTGGTTGGTCATTTATTTTTTTAACTCCAGTGTGTTTAATTAACCTTGCAGCCTCTTCCTTGCTAATAGTGCCCGGTGAGGGCAGAGGGGTTTCTGTGTTGTCTTCTTCAAGGACTAACGATTTAAGGAAGTAATTCGTTTTCATTTTCTTCTTTAGTTTGTAAATATTGTTGGTATACTCTTTCAGACACGGTATGATATTTACCGCAATCTTGACATTGCATTTGAATTCGAGCTGTTCCTAAAGCAGATAAACGCTTTTTAGAATAAGCCATATTCATAGAACCACATTCAGGACATGAGCACTTTTCCCCACCCATAGCAACACCATGATGTGTTTTGCTTGGAAGGTAATTTGCAAGTTCGTTATATACTTTTTCAAGTATAACAACGTCATTTTTGCAATACTCAGACATTTCTTTTAATGCCGCTGCGTCTTTATTTAAAACTATATTTTTCCACAAGTCGTAGCCTGTGTGTATTTTTTCTCCTACTCCTAAGAATTTAGCTATATAATCTAATTTATTACTATTAAAGTAAAATTTAGATCTAGCATTTTTAAGTGTATCTAATGTTGTATAATTTGGGAATACTGGGATTCGGTGGTATAGGCAACGTGTTCTGATCCAGGCTAGGTCAAATCTGTCACCATTGTGTCCTATTAATTCATCTGCTTCGTTAGCAATTTTAATGAATTTTTCTAGTAATGTTTTATCGTTTTGATTTTTATCCCATGTTAAAACATAAGTTTGGTCGTCATCTGCCCATTTATATGCTATACAAATAATAGCCCTTTCTTTAATTATATTGTCAGGGCTAATATTCTTTTTATAACCTGCTGCCCAAAACAATCCAATGTTTGGGCTTGTTTCGATGTCAAAGAATAATCTTTTTATTTTACTCATAAAACTAGAGTTGTTTTTTTATTAAATGTATAACACATATAGTGTAAAGCCTACCTACTTTACACAGTTTTCTTTTCTACAGACTTGCTTAACTTAAAGTTTCTAACACCTTCAATAGACCTAATGTCATCAAACAAATTTTGTAAATCCTCATCCTTAAATCCTGCTGGGTAGGGATGTGGGTCGATTTTAATACGAAGAACTGTGTAATAATTTGGGTTGTTAAATGCTAATACTTCTGGTCCTTGTAGTTCATAATCTTTTGTAGATACAATTGTTATGCCTGGTAGAGATCTAATGTCAGATAGTATATCTTTTTGAGGGCGAGATGTAGTATCTGTTTGAAGAAGTCCCTCAACGTTATATTGAGTAGACTCTTCATTCAGAATATTACTTAATTCTTCTTTAATAAGTTGTATTAATTCAGATTTTTTCACTTTTTGTTTATTTTCAAAGTCAACGTACCGTTACCTTTGATAACACGATGCCATTGTCCTTTTGGTATAAATATTGATTCATTTATAGAAGTTGGTAATTGGTTTTCTAATTGTATTTTCCAATCAGTATTACCTACGATTTCTACAATACGATCTTCTCTATCACGATGCCATTTCAATTCAATTGGGTCAATATTCGCGTTAAACTCGCGTATAATGTACTTGTTTGTTACTTTCAGGTCACGATATGGCTTTTTATTTTCATTTAAACCAAAGTCGGGTAAAGTAATATCATCTACATCGTCATCATCTCCACCCTCATCTTCAATGTCAGGGGTTGGTTCCATATGTTCCTCAGCCCAACGTTTTTGAGCAGATGTTAGTTTATTATTTAACAAATTTTCAATAAATTCAACAAATGCTTTAGCATCGTCTTCTCTATATATATTAGCTAAAAATAATTCAAATGATATCTTGTCACGAACATTAGCACCGTTGTGTAATGCTCTTAAATCACCTAATATGTGAGTACCAGTACCAAAATCTTCTGGTTCGTGCTCTAGTTTATCTGCGGCTGCTACTACATCTTGGTTGGTTATAGCATCTTTAGTAAATCCTTGGAGTGAAACTATTTCATACAATCCTTTTATAATTTCGTGTATTAAAAATGGGAATATTAAACCTGCTGCTCTGATTCGTAGGTTACCATCATCGTCAAAATCAGCTTCAGATTCTCCACCTTTTCCAGATGCTTGGGGTTGGTTTTGGTTTCCAGCTAACATAGCTAATAACATAGCTACTGCTTCTTCATCATAAAATATACCAAATACTTTCTTTAATGATTCACCATATTTTGAGACTGAGTTGTCAAGGTTTGTTAATACAGCACTGTATCGTTGTAGTAAGTTATCATCAACATCATCTAAGAAATCTACAAATGGTTTTTCTAATGAACCGTGAATCGAGGCTCCTTGTGTAATAGCATTAATAAGGCGTCTTTTAGCTACATCATCACTTTTAAGATCAGGTTGGTCTAGGTCAGGGAGTGGGGGTAATTCAATTCCCTCTTCTTCTTCCTCTTCATCTTCATCTTCATCTTGAGGAGGTAATTCACCTAATCCTAATGATACTTCAATTTCAATATTGTATTCATCAATAATAGGATACATTTTTTTAACCATTTCTACAGCCAAATTCTCTAATTCGGTTTTGTATGGTGCTTCGGCCTGTATTAGTTGACTAATTAATACACCTGATTTTTGCATTATGGCTCTTAGTGAGTCATTGCCTAATAATTTAGCTCGAGTTTCAGCATTTCTTCCTTTAATACCAGGCAATGTGTCTGGGTCTTTGAAGATATCGCTATACTTCATTTCGTGGAGTTTTTTCATTTTTTTAGTTTTTTATACTTATTCATGATTCCTTTTACTAATGTAGCTGCTTTATCTTCTTTAACCTCATCCTTTTCATTCTTTTTTACAGCTTTAGCTGGTCTTTCTTTTGGAGTTTTACCTGGTGTTGGGGTTAATCCTGGGTTACCTGGTCTTGTTTTAGGTGTGGTTTTAGGTGGTGCAGTAGTAGGAGCAGGAGCGTTTTCAGCTAGTATTGCTAATAGTTCTTCTTTAATTATACGTTTTAGGTCTTTAGCTTTCATTTTGTTTTTGTTTTAGTTTTTCTTTAAGTATTGATGGATTATGTGCTATATGTAATCTAGTAACAGCTCCAGTTAATTCCTCGTTTAAGTTATTTTGTTGTAAAGCTGTTGCTAAAGCAGATGGGTCAGCTAATCGTATAACGGGACCATTTTGTCTCATTATATAATGTAAATTACCAGGTTGAATAACGATAGATGCTATCATTAGTCCACTGTCTAATTGTATTATATACATTTTACTTGGGCTAGTAGTAGAATTAAGTACTCTTACTACCCTACCATCTCCAGGTAGCAGATTAGTACGACGTGATGCTCCTCTATCTCCGACTAATGGACTTGAAGTTACAAGCACAAACGGATTTCGAAGGCCGTTTGGTAATGCATTAAATGCAGTTTGTAACTCAGCTCCTTGAGGTAATTGAGCAAAATATTGGGCAATGGTTATACCTGCACCCGCATTAGGTTGTTGAACTACAGGTCGTATTTGTGCCCCAGCGGCTGGTCTTCCTCTTCTTCTTAGAGGTGCTGCTACAGCTTGTCCTGCTCCCATTGCAGCTGCGGCTGCAGGTGCCGCTGGTTCTTCTTCGGCAGGAGCGCCAGGTAATGGATTAGCTCTTAGTAATTGTTGTGCAGTTGATGCTTTAACATTTGATCTGATAAGGCTACCTCTTTTACCTACTACTAAGCTATCTGCTGGGTTGGTTCTGTTTAGTAAAAGTGCTTTTTCTTCACCATCTACTGTAACCACAAACGGGCGATATCGATTGTTAGAATCCAGTGGTGGATTGGCTTTAATAAAGTTAATTTTGAGAGTTGTTCTTCCTCCATATGATTGTGAATCTAAGAGTGCCCTTAATGATTGATCATCATATGAACGATTTTTACTTCTTAAGTAGGTAAAATATATAGCCCATGCTGCCTCTTCCAATATGGGCTCATAGCCTGTATATCTTCTCCAGTTTGGATTTCTACCACCATACGTGTACTCAGAATAAGGTTGAGTTAATACCAAATTAGCTGGGACCGCAAATATGGACATATCCAGGTCTGGGGCTATCATTAATACAGCGTCTAAATCTCTAGGTTTTCTTTGGTCATATGGCATAGAGTTTAGAATACTAAGAAATGAAGTTTTATCAATATAATCAGGTATATCGTCTTTATCAGCAACTAATGCAAGTGCGTTTTGTTGTAACCCTGTGTTATCAGTTTCTTGATTAAGAATTTGTTGTACTTCTGGGGTATCAAATGCTATTTTAGATATTTCATCTCCTACAAGTTTATATGCTGTAAATGAATTTGTATCTAGTATTATTTTTCCATCTTCTACAGCTTTGACTATGATAGCAGAATTGGGGTCTTCTTGTCCTTTTTTAATTATTTTATCTATAACTCCTCGACTTATAGCACCTTTAGAAAGTAAATCTAATAATATTTTAAGGGGCATCTTATCCAAATCAGGATATGCTAATAGTAATGGAGATGTTTTTTTATTTAGGGCTACAGATGGGAAACTATACCCATCTTGATATACAGCCATGGATGCGCCTCCAGCAGGTGATATAGATAATTCTACAATTGCTTCTTGTCCTCTACTATCTGTAGCAAGGTATATGGCTTCATTATCTTCTTTATCCCATATGTCTTGGGTTGTTATAAGTTTTTTGATTGCAAAACTAAGGTTAGGAGATGAAAGAAGATTAGTTTTTATTTTTTGTCTTACTTGCCCTCCTTCTCTACTAGTTAATTGATGTAATATAGATTTTTGGTTTGCGGGGGTAAATGATTCTAGGTTACTTAGTAGTGAATTTAGATTTATAACACCGTAAGTACTTGCTATCTCTCTGGCTGTGTCTTTTAGTTCTTCTTTAGGTAATTTTTTAGATAAAAAGTTATCCATACTTAAGTCAGCAAATGGCTTTTCATCCTTACTATAAATCATAAGATAATCTATTCTTTTTGATATAGGGATAGACAACCAGTTCTCATATGACATCTTTTTAGCTTGTATATTTTGTGCTCTTTTCTCTTCAGGAGTAAATGGGATCCACCTGATTAGGTTTCTTAAATTAGGTATTTCAGATAACCATGGTACTTCATTAATTAATTGTCCCCAACTCATTTCTTGGGACATTCCTGGTGAGTTTTTTCTGTTGGTGTATTTGTAATCCCCGTTTTGTAATATTTGAACAGAGACAAAGCTTAACTTATCCGATATAGGTAAACTCCTATTTTTAATTAAATAGAATGTAGGATAACCACTTGACGCACCATATCTATATTGCCCCCAATATGAGCCACCAGGACGAGTAATACACCATCTTTCGCTTTCACGTTCAGGTTGATCTACTCCATGGCGTACACAATATTCTTGTCTAGCACCGCTCCATACTGTTATGTTACCGTCATCATAAACTACCTCTGATACTGTTGGATCAGGCTCAGCTTCGTCTTTAAATTGCTTTTTGCTGGTTACGGTTCTAATTAATTCAGGGAGATTATACTGTAATATGTCTGTTTTTTGGATTGCTCCAGATTTTCGGAAGTTATCAAATGCTTCTATATATTTAAGTAACTGCTCATCTGTAATATTGTTATATTCTCCACCATATGTTTCAATATCTTCTTTGAAGCCATCTATAATTCTTTTAAGCATGTCTTTTCCATAAGACACCTCATGTAAGATAGTAGGCCAATTATTAACAACGTATTCTATAAACTTATGTATATTGCTCATTCCCAAAAATCAGATTTATTATAAATATGGGTAATTATTCTTCAGTTTTATCAACCAATGGACCTCCTACAACCCAAGCATCACAAGTTCGAGCTGCGGCGCACTTAAATTTTAAAAATCTACAATATCCTAATTTACCAGCATCTATTACATCAAATGGATCTTCTGATCCTTCATCATCACCTATACCTTTAGCTATACAATTTAATGTTTTTTCTGTAAGATCAAATGCAGCACAGTTACCACATAATGAGGTTTTAGCTTCTTCTATAGAGTCAAGTTGCCACATATCTGCTTTAGCTTGCCAAAATTTTTCATTTGGTTCATTTGGATTTAAAGGACCATATCCTTGATCTTTAATAGCTTTTTGTCTATTTTGAAGATTTAATTCTATATTTTGTGTAGCAGCAGGACATTTATCTATATCTGCTTCATTTAAGATGTCTACTAATTTAATCATTTTGTTTTCCCCCATTTTTTACCTTTACCAGGTGATTTACATTGAGCCGGTGTAGGACGACATGATGGATATTTAGCTCGTTTTTCACCTTTTTTGCGTCCACAAGGTTTACATTTACCATTTCTGCAAGTATTACAATCTACCCATCCACCTTCTTTACCAGGAGCACCTTTACGTTTGAACCAGGTACGAAGTGTTTCTTTTTCTTCAAGTTTTTGTTGAATAATTTCTTTTAATCTAGCATATCCTGATCCATATTTGCCAGCTAATCCTGTGTCCTCAAATGTGTTAGGGTCTAGATTTTCTTTTAAATTCTTCCAAATTTTACCTTTACGGCATCTAACAATAGCACCTGATTTATAAGCAGATGGTTTGTCATATTTGCGATCAGCAATCCGCTTACAGCGATCACTTTTTTTCTTTTCTTCTAGAACAATTTGTTCTATTAATTGTTGCAATTTCATATTACCAGTATCCTGAGAATGTTGTTTTGAATCCTAGTAATTTAGCGTAACGTGGTAAACGGCATGACCAATATGATGCTTTAGTTCTATCTTTCTTTTGTGGGCAATTGTGGCGAGCTGAGAATGCTTTGCGTGCTTTAGGGTTATTTAGTTTAGCACGTAATCCAGTTGTATCACCAAATGATACTTTTTTAATACGTTTGGTTTTAGGATCTTTAACATAAACATAGAATTTTTTAGATCCACCACGTTTTGGTTTTCCTATTGGTGGATTTTTCTTTTCTTCTTCTAATTCAGCTTCTATTAATGTTTCGATTTCCATTAATGGTAAATCTAAAGGCACCATCTTACCTTCATACATCCCAAAACGACCTAAGTCTGTGTTTTCGAATAAAAATTTATCAATACCTTGAAGCTCAATAATACCCTGTTTCCAAAGTATGCGAGCTTCGTGGATTAAATCAACATGAGATTTAGAACCAGGACGGAATATATTTTCGTGTAATTGAATTTGATTATTCAAATGATATCGCATCCCCTCAGATATGGGAGCGATATATTGTTTTGATTCATTTAACATGGGTGCTTTATCGCAAGCATCACACCCACAATCACATTTTTTCTTCATCGGTATCATTTCCGATAAATATTTAATGAGCCAGTAAATAAACCAAAGGCGTGATGATAATTAACGATACTCCACCTGTAATAAACGTTGCCTTAACCCATTTATTCTTTTTATCAGTCATATCTGTTAATTTAATCTTAGTATTTTCATGAGCAGTATACTCATTATTATATTTATTTTGAAAATCTTTAGAAACAGCTAATAGACTTTCATATTCTCTATTTAAATGATCATATGCTTCTCTTTCTCTATCTATCTGTTGATCAGCATCCATCGCGTATTTCTTCCATTTTTCAACTTCAAGTTTACAACCTTCAAATTGTTTAAATTTCACTAATAACTCAATTTCTTGTTTATTAGTAAAAAATATACCTGTATCACCACTAAAAACAATGCGTTTAGGGGTTAAGTGTTGACCACATGCTATCACGCTGGTCAAGAGTAAAATTACGGATATTAGAAATGTCTTTAGCATTTTTGATTTGGATATATTGGATTTCTGTTTTTACATTTGCTTGAGCACTATCATAGTCTTGTTTTAGTTTAGTGTATGATGCGTTTAATGAATCTACAATATGACTAAGACTATCAATACGATTATCTACAGGGGGTATTACTGGTCTTACTGGTTTAGTATGTTTTATTACTATATGGACAAAAAATGCTATAGCAAAAAACCAAGGTAATATAATATGCCAATTTTTCTTTATAAACTCAATTAATGTTTTCATTATGCTGGGAGTGTTTCTTCTGGTTCTTCGGCTGCTGGTGTTTCAGGGAATGGTGTTTCTGCCCCGGGCTCAGGTACTGTTTCATCAGCAGGCATTTCTCCTCCTGTAGGTATTTCACCCATTGGTGTTTCACCAGCTTCTTCTTTTTCAGGTTCTGCTCCACCACCATATACTAATATGCGAGCAATAGATGCGGCAGCGCGTTCTTCTTCATTTAAATTACTTAAGTAATATTTTTTACCTTCTATTTTAGCAATCCAAGAACGTTCAGTGTATATTAAGTAAAAGAATTGATCATTAGCTAATATAATCTTAAATGTAGTAGGACGAGGAGCTACCCACCATATATCAGATATAAAATCTTCATATTGGTCTGTGAGTAAGTCAGCTACAACACCTTTTAATGATGGGAATTGGGTTAAAACAGGGAATAATTCGTTATCAAAATTAACGTCCTCAGGTGTTACACCAAGTGTGTCTTCTTGAGCTTCTATTGAAGTTTCACCCCCAGTTTTAGCTGCGTAAACACGTTTAGCTATAGCTTGTATTTTATCTACTAATTCTTTTCTACTAGCCATCTTATTTGTTTAAGTAGTACACTTCTCTTTTTTCTTCATCCATAGATATAGGATTAGATAGTGACTGGTATTTTAGGTACTGTGTTACTGAGTCTAAGTATTCGTTAGCTTTAGTTAATTTACTTTGCACCCATGCTTCTAGTTGGGTGTCTTCATCTAACATATTAAATACTTCTTGGGCGTTTTGAATTACATTGCGTAGCTCAGATTTAGCCATTTCACCTTCATAGTCAACCATTTCTTTCATTGACTTTTTGTCAATGATTGATTTTTGAAGTTCATCAGGTAATTTCTTTTGTCTACCTTTTAAAGCAGGATCATTATCATATTCTTTAGAAAATGATTCTTTAGTTGGAGGTGTTGATAAGCTTTTTTTAATTAACTCTTTTAATCTTTCTTCGTTCATAGTTTGTACTTGGGATTTAGCTATATTCATTGCACGACCACGCATTACATTTTCTGCTTCTCTTTTATATTTTTTGATAAAGTTTTTCTTATTACCTTTCATTGCTTGGTAAATACCTTCTGCTCTATCTAATATTGCGTTTGATACCATGTGTGTTTTAATTTAAAATAGTTAGGGGGAGCCAAGCTCCCCTATAACCGTTTTAATGTTTTACTTTGCTTTTCCTTCAGCAACTGAAGCTTTACGATACTCGTTAGCTGCTTTTTTAACCTCGCCTGCAACCTTGCGGGCACGTCCTTGTGCTGCTTTAGATCCTTTAGCGTGTTCTGCTGTTAGTTCTTCTAGTAAACCATGTAACTTTTCTAATAACTCTTGACTGTTCATAGATTTTATTTATTTATTTGTTTATATTATGCTTGTCCACTTGTAGGTATTTGTGTCTTCAAGAAGAACAAAGCTGTATTTCCGATTTGTCTGATTAGCTTATCTTTAGTCTCACCATCAGGTAATTGTTTTGCAGCGTCTAAGGCCATTTGTAAACCTTGTCCGATTGCTTTTTCACTAGCATCTCCACCACTCATATCCATATTCATATCACCCCCCATGTCTGCAATAGGTGCTTCTTCAGCAGGTGCTATGTCTATATCTAAAGATGCTTCATCATCTATTGGTTCATCTATTTCGATGTCTTCAACAGGTGGTAATTCATCTTTTTTCTTTTTTTCAAGTAAAGATATTTCTTCTTGAACTAATCTATTTATTAATTCTTTTGCTCTAGTATTCATTGTATTTTTATTATAAATATCATCATTTTCGTATACTCTATCCTTTGGGTCAATCCATGGTTTTGCATTAGTGCGAATAGCATCTTGTAAACGAAGATATTTGCGTCTTAATTCGTCTGGGGTTTCACCACCTTTGATTTTAATTTCAACATCATTTTTATACTTAGGGTAACGCTCTAAAAGGTCATTAATTATTTCAAGATAATCCATTAGTGTAAGTTTTGAAGTTTATAGATAGTAGAACGGATTAAATCTGTAATGCCATCTAATAAATTTTGAATATTAGTATCAGTAATGCTGTTATACACATCGCAAACTGTTTTACTTAATGCTTCTAGGTATGCAATTACTTGTTGCCCATTGTTATATTCCATTAAATTAAAATTAGAATATCCTTTTACAATACCATATTTACCTTGATATGATTCAACTAAAGCATCAATTAATGGTACTATACCATCGTAGTATACATTTAAAGCCATATGTTCAGCAAATGACTGTGTCTGTAGATGGAATATATGAGTTTGGGTTCTTGAATGGAATAAATATGATATTAATTTAGCAAAATCCATGTCTAATTTTTATATATAAATATTGGCTATTTCTTCAAGCTCTCAAGATACTTAATGGTTTCTTCTTTACTTTCAAGAAGTTTTTGTTTAGCATTACCAACCCAACGTTCCATATCACCAGCTTCGGTCATATATGATTCATTTTTAGTGTTGATTTCTTCATCTATCCAAATATTAAATTCATTTATCATGCTATCAATGTCTGAGTTGATGATGTGTTTTTCATACTCAGGCCATAATCCTTTGATTCGTAGTTCTGTTTCAAAGTCTACTTGGCAATTAAAGCATCTTTTGTATTGTAGGTAAAAGCGCTTATCTAGGTGTGGCTTCATTACATTAGAGCAACATGGGCAGAATAATGGTAAGTTGATTTCTTTTTTAGCAGCGTCTAACTTAGTGATGTTTTGTTTAACACCATTTCTAATAGTCCAGGTGCGATCATCTTCTTCCCATACGTCACCTTCTTCATGATGTTCATGTTGTTTAGTATAACCAGTACCTACAGTAGCTTTCTCACCATATTTACCTTGGACTAAGTTGCGAAGACGTTGTACATCTTTTTCTTTAAATTCTTTTTTTAAAACATTTTCTGCCATAACTTAATTTTATTGTGTATTTTCCCATCCCCTAAACATTTCACCATTTCCATGCTTATATGCTTCTAATTCTATTTCTTTTAAATAATCATCTTCATTTATATTATGTCCTTGAATGTTTGTTAATCTACCTTCAAGATTTTGTTTATGATGAATCATCTCATGAGCATATGAACGTAATATGTCTTTTGGGTGTCTGTTTAAAGTATATAAAGTAATTGATTTATTATTCGGATCATAATATGCTGTTTTGCCTAGTAAATCCTTAGCATTTTTAACGTCGTCCTCAATGAATATTAGATCAGGTAATGGTTCAATATCAATATGATCCATCATATACATTGTTAATGACACTAATAATTCCTTAAATTCTAGGTTATGCTCTAATCCATTTTTATTAATATTAGATATTACTATTTTATCTTTATCTTTATCAATTTTAAAATCAGATGGAGATAAATTTTTATAATAGTCTTTGTAATACTCAACTCGGGTTGGTTCAGAAGATATATTTAAGTCTATATGTTGGTTCTGTAATGGTTCAAAAAAATTGTTTGTTTCTTCTTTAGGAGTATTATCATGTCCACATTTATGACATATAAATAAATCATCACCTCCATCTTTAATTTTCCATGTCCATCCACAGCTATCGCAAACTATGCTATCACCTTGAATCTCTTCAGATATATCGTTACGTCCTTTTATATAAGCCCAATACGTACCATCTCCTCTGTCTACAATATCTTTATCACCTATACCAAATTGTTTTTTAACAACAGTTTTATATACTCTATCTCTTTGGGTTTCTCCTGTTTTAGGTTGGCCTTGTTTTTCTATAGACGACCAACTAACTATATCAACATCAGAATGTTTACTAATATAATCTTTAGTAATAGCAATAACAGTAGCTATTATTCGATATAAATCCCCAGCATTTGTTTCTGGGTAGGTCATGTTATCATATTTGGTGCCTACTCCAAAGTCTACTCCTATCCTATTATCATATTGGTATATATCTACAATATATGGTTCTCCAACTGATTTAAAAGAATATAAAGATGCTGATTTTGCTTTGAAGGGGTAAGCATCTGTTAATTTTTCAAATACTTCTGTTATTTTAGGAGTGCCTTCAACTAAATGTTCAACTCTAGTTAATTCTTCTTTAGTTAAAAATGGTGTTATAAGATCCCTTACTGATGGTATCATTCTTCAATTTTGTCATAAATATTAGGATCTAATTGAATTTCGATAGGGTATTGATCACTGTTTGGTTTTGGATCAGGGTTTTCTAGTTTAAACAATTCATGTACATGTTCAAATAATTTAAAATTATCTTCAATTGAGCGTGTTGGTTCATATACTTCCCATCCTTTACCCTGCATTGTTTTACCTTTTTTATCCTCACCGCGTTTAGATGATTTTAACCAAACAATCCCTACTCGTTCTATCTTTTCCTCAAATGTTTCATTCCATGCCTCAGCATATGCTGCTAATTGCAAATCCATAGCTGTGTGTAATGAGTTTGAGGTTTTAAGATCTAATAACCATCTTACACCATCTATTTCAACTACTAAATCACAGGTGCCCGCAAATTTATGTTTATCTGAAAATAGGTGCATTTCGCTTTCAATTAGTACTGGTTTGAAGTTAGTCCAAAATTCATGGAATTTTAAAATCATTCTCCATACATCTAATGAATAGTTAGAATATCCGTCTTTATTTAACCATTCAATCTTTTCACCTAGTAAATAACGTTCGATAGCATCGTGTACTTGAGTACCTTCGTCAGCTGCTTTTTTAACTATAATATCAGCATTATGACCTACATCTTTTAACCATGTTTCAAAAAATTTACCTTTAGGTAAAAATTGTAATATACTTGTTACAGATGGGTAATAATCATCATTTCTACTATAAAATCGGTTATCGTTAATATTTACTCGTTTTGAAGTTGGGTCCATATGGAGTATACGAGTAACACTCTTTTTATGGATACTTACGTTCTTTTCAATCATATTAATTGCAATTTTTTCTCAAATAAACTTGAGAATGTTAATGGAATAGTATGTTGGATTAGATTTGTAAAACTTTCAAATCCCATTTCACCAGGATCTTTATCTTGCATATCTACCAAATATACCTCTTTACCTTCATTGATTAGCTCTTCACAGAATGATAGGGCTTGTTTAATAGCATCTTTATCTAATGCTATATATATTTTTTGTACTTTAGAAGTAACTAATTTTTTTCTTAAACTTTGTTGGATATTTTTACCTAATAGTGGAATAACATTGCGTTTAATAGCAAGTGCATCAAATGGTCCCTCACATAATATAATTGGTATATTCCAGTTAATAAACAACTCAAACGGTATTATATCACGAGATACATCTGGGTTTTTGTATTTTAAGGATGAATTTTTATCAAAGCTACGAGCGGTAAAATAATTTAGGATCCCATCTTTATCATATGATGGTATTACAATGCAGTTATTATACTTGCCAGATTCACAATAACCTATATTGTATTTAATAATGTCGTCAGGCGTGATTTGTCTGCGTTTTAAATAGCTGATTGCGTGCTTATATTCGATGCTATTGTATTGGTTTGATAGCGGTTTGAATTCTTTAGGTAATTCTACTTTTTTCTCGGTTACTGTTATTTCAAAGTTACCGGATGTAAATTTCTCTAGTGATTTGGCTTCTTTAATTTTATCAGCAGGTGCATCTATAGCCTTAAGTAGGTTAGATAACTTTTTACCTTTTTTATTGCATACCCAACAATTCCAAGGATGTTCACCTTTAGGATTTTCGGTTAAGTTAACCTCTAATTTAGGTTTGTGATGATTACAAAAAGGACAATGATAAGCAAAATTACCACGAGCAGTGGATTTACCAGTACCTAAAACCGAATTTAGTGTAGCAACTAGAGCTTGATTTATCATACTTACAATATAATAATAGAGCTTGGGGCTGCCAAATCTTTCTTAAAATATCGTCCTTGTATATTATCGTTATAACTATTTGTTTCTAAACAACATGTTACGAACTGGTATTTGGCTTCGAGGTAGGATAGGTGTTTTGGTGACCATGCTAGGTCTAGTATTTCTCTATAGAATTTATCTTCACCTAAGCGCGTTACGTCTTCTAATAATGGTTTACAACTACCCCAATACGTTTTCCAATCTGACTCAGCATATGATACTTCTTTAGTTTTCTTACGACCAGGGCCAGTTTGTTCCGCTATGGCTTTTTTACCTAATTTTTTAGTCTTCTTATGTTGTAGAAATTTTTTACCAATGTATATTCTACCATCAATAGTGTTAGAAATAAGATAAACAAACCCAAATGGAGTTTGTTCACCAAAATCTTCTACATTTTCAATTTTATTACCTTTATATAACCAATTTACCATAATCTTATTTATCTATATTAACTAATATAGTTGTATCGGTTGTTCGACTTGTTGGAAGTGGTTGACCTAATTTAGCTACCATTAGTAATTCTTGTGCTTCATTATAAAATCCTACTGTTGTAACATAAGGACTAAAATATGAACCAGTTACAAAACCATATACTGTACCTTCTGTTGAACCTGATATTAATGATGGGTTTAGGCTAAAGTTAAATTCCTCAGGTCGTATAGTGCACTTATATTGTGTTTCATAGATTGTTCTTGAGCTTTGAAAGCTGCAAGTAGGAGATGAAGCAGATGAAGTAAAATAACTTGGGTCTATGGTATATGTATCTGTTATAACAATTGTACCATGTTGATAATTAATAATACCATATGCGCTTTTACCACTGTCTACTATTATGCCTTCTCCATTGTCAAATAATTCAAGTTCACTTAAACCATTATATAAAAATTTATATCTAAAAGTATTTGGATTTATATAATCACCAAATAAATTTTTAGGTACAGATATTATACCTATTTGTGTATTTGATCCAGTTGGGAAAAATCTTTCATACCCATAGTTAGATGAGTAAAGATAAGAGTTAGTTTGGAATAATGTTGTAGATTCATAATTGTAAAATCTACTATAAACATTTGTTAATGAATCATCTTCAACTACTTGTCCTAAGTAATTAGTAATATATGGGGAACCGCTTATGGGGTTAGGAATATAATTAGTATAATATAACTGTTTTATAGAGTTATATTTTAATCTTTGATCATATTCTAATGATGAAGAAGATAAATTTGAGGACGTATAATTCGTCCCCAAATATATTCCTATTCCATTAGTAGTAAAAGATGCACTTCCCTCAAAAGAAAAACTTTTGTTAACAACTAACGGAGATACAATGACATCCGTGCTTAGAAATTGTTTGTAAGCACCCATTCATTAAAAGTCTAATTTAACACGTATTAATGCCTCTTTTGTGAAGTCTTTCTTAAGTGGTTTTGATAATTTAGCTACTGCTAATAATTCATTTTGGTCATTATACATCCCTACTGTTGTAATATAAGTAGTTGGGCTATTAATAAATAAATCATATAATACAGCTCCTGTACTACCTGATATAAAACTTGGGTTTTCAGTGTAGTTGAATTCAGCATTTCTTGCTCTACAGAATACAAAGTCAGATGTTATTGTTTCATTACTATTTAAAGCAAAGCTACTTGTAATTGAACCCGTTGTTAACCCTATTCTACCAGATGCGGTTGAAAATAGGCGAAGTGGATTTTGGTTATTGGTATTTGATGCTCTTTGGGTGTTTAAAGCAATACCTCCACTAGCGTGTGGTAAATCTAAAGCAGCAGCATTTAATATTATAGTTCCAATATCTGGTAAGAATAAACCATATGATCCTGATACTGTCATGCCCGTGTTTATGGCTCCTAGAGCGTTAGTAGCTGTGGCTACTCCTGCACTTCCTGAGATGATATTATATACTCGTCCTGCGTCACAGTAAGAAACAGTTGTAGTGGTTAAACTATCATCTGTTAATACTATTTGTCTTGATGCTGAGTATAAGGTTAGAGTTAGTGATCCTGGGAATAATGATTCTTTAAATCTTGCTCTATCAACTGTTACAGCATAAAAATCTTGTTGTGATGGTGTAATGGTTGAAAATGAGAATTGTGTATTTTCATCACCATAGATCAGATTACGGAATTGACCATATACTGTTCTAGAAGGAGATAACCCGTTTATACCCGCATCATATAACAATGATCCAGATCCATACCCATTACCGTAAGCAATATTAAATTGTATTTCAGATGAAGCATCTGTAGATGGGTTAGAATTATACACATTTAGGTAGTAATTACCAGATGTTCCAGCAACTTGTACAGATGAAGTATATAAAGCAATTATCGGAGTAACATAATTAGTCCAACATGGAGCTGTTATACTATCAGCACTAACTAAGAAATCTTGGGGGTCTAATGTTTTAAATGACATATTTTTTTATAATATTTTTATTAGCTAACTTTTG